AACATCATCCTAACTAGTGCTGATGTAGCATCTGCTCTAACAATGGCTGGTGTACTTGATTACACACCTGCTCTTAATGCTAACCTACAAGTTGATGATACTGGCAATACATTTGCTGGAACAATCAATGGTAAGTATAGAGTATACATCGATCCTTTCTCAGCAAACAGTGCTGCTAACCAGTACTATGTTGTTGGTTACAAAGGTACTTCACCTTATGACGCAGGACTCTTCTATTGCCCTTATGTACCACTACAGATGGTAAGAGCAGTTGGCGAGAACAGCTTCCAACCAAAAATTGGATTTAAGACAAGATACGGTCTTGTTTCAAACCCATTTGCAGAAGGAACTGCTCAAGGTCTTGGTAGAATTACTTCTAACAGTAACAGATACTACCAGAGAACTGTTGTTCAAAACTTAATGTAAATCAGAATTTACATACATTACAGAGCACCCTTTACAGGGTGCTTTTTTTATGGTACTATATAAGTATAGAGATTTGCATGTCAGGTTTCTTATTGTTTGGATTAACAACATGGCTAAAAAATTACCGTGGGGAAGTTTCTCACACGAAGATCTTGTTATAGATGAGCAAGATGACATATATGAACTATTTCCATTCCTATCTTTAGTAGGAATATTAATGGTTAAAGTAAACGAACTACGCATTGGCGATAATGCTGTTCGTGGAATTAAAGACACTGTAAACCAAAAGTTAGTTGGTTTATCGGGGTCTCTTTTTTATGGTTGGGATAGAACATCTTGGCCAATTCCTTTTATGAATATTCATAAGATAAAGGAAGCATTTGATAGAAGACATACTGTTAAAGTATGCAGAAATAACCCTCAAGCTGCTGAAGCACCTGGTGCAGAATACAAAAGAGTCTATCCTGAAAATGGTGGAGTCTATAATGACTTTCTAGATAAGTCTATTCTAACAATGGCTGCTATGTGGGGAAATGTCTTTGGTCCTATTGCTGAAGATACAAAAGATTATATGTTTGAAACAGCATGTGTTTCTATTATCAGAGATGAGATAGAGAGACATGATGATTCAGATATTCTTACAAGACCGTTTGTAAGAAATCTATTGAGATACATGGGTTGTTACACTCGTTACAACGATAACGAAATGGTTGTCGAAAGAATTGTAACAAAGGTATTAGATTCTCTCAGAGATCCTGAAACTGTTGTTGGTCAATTGACTATCAACAATAATAAAAGTGATTTAGAAACTTTTATTAACAATTCAGATGACTGGAAAGATCATAATATAGAGACAGACACTCATTTCTACATCGTTAGGACTATTCAAGACAACATTAGTCTATGTCAGGCGTATGCTGAGAAGCTTCTTACAACTGTATGTTTGTTTGAAAAGAAACATCCAGAAAAGATAGTAAAGGTTATACTCTGGAATGAAGAGAATGCAAACAATGCTAAAAAGATTGTTTCATCTCGTATCAAATTCAAAGACTCACTCAATCGTGCTTGGACTGCAAGAAGAGATAATGTTCTTCTTCCAGTAGAGCAAATCCTGAATAAGGATATTGTTCCCCACAAGAAGTTAAATGATTTAAATCTAGAAATCTGGAATATGAATCAACTTGACGATGAAGATGAACCATTTGAAATGGCATTTGATACTGACTAAATAGTAACATAACTAAGAGACTCACATACGGTGGTGGGTCTCTTCTTTTTGTGCTATAATATATGAGTCGTTTGTTTCGCTACCTACGACTGCGGTAATCCCCTTTGGTAGGTTCAGGATTAGCGGCTATAGGAACCTACCATCAATTTTTTGTTAAGCTATATAAATATATGACTCGGTAAAATTATGGAAGACGAACTACTGGACGAATTAAAAGAACGCATTGCGGAAGGTCCAATAGTATTCACTCCCGATGAAGATTGGATCGATTTATTAAACGATACTGAACAAGGATCATGAACAAATGGATAGGAATTAGTCTTGGAGCATTGCTTGGTGTATCCCATATTGGGATGATAGGCATAATATCAACTAGACAAAACAAATTTCCACAAATTAATGTACCTGTAAATGATTACACATCATACAATTTAGAAGCAGGAACGGATGGATATAGGATAAGTTATAAAGCGAATGATCCTAAAGTAATGTATAAAGAAAAAGATATTAAACAAAAAGCTGGATTTCTTGGGTTATCCAATAACACAACCAAAGTTATTGAAGCATATACAATGGATGGTGCAGTCCATCATGGAGGACCAGTATCTACTAGATCAGCATGGATTGACCCATCAGCTCTTGGAAAAGGAGGTATTGGAGACCAAAAGAAGATTAGTGACAAGACCATTGCTTGCATCAAAGCAAAAGGTGGAGCCGAACAGTCGGGACGCTTGGTTGGGTCTAGCGTTGGTGCTGCTGTTGCTCCTTCCGTTAGTGGTATTCCCTTTATTGGGTGGCTTGCTGCTGGTTGGGTCACGATGTTTGGTGGAAACCAAGGAGCAAATATAGGTAATGGTATGGCACAAGAACTTAGTGATGCTTGTTTAGATGAGCCAAATACCAAATAATTTTATTGGTGAATATTATATTAATAATATAAAACTCTGTGACACCATTACAGAATGGTTTCATAGTGGTGTAGAACTTAGTGCTGGAACTACAACAGGTGGATTGAAACCTGATGTAAAACAATCTACTGACATAATGATCACTACCAATACAAATTATCATTGGATAAATGATTATTTGTTTGAATTAAAGGAGTGTATGAATAAGTATTGTGAAAAATTTCCAGCATGTAAATGGTATGGTAATGCTGGTATAGAAGAAGGTTTTAGAGTTCAGTGGTATAAACCAGGTGAAGGTTTTCATGCATGGCATACTGAAAGATGTACACCAAATGGTAATGCATCTCTTCGACATTTAGTTTTTATGACTTATTTGAATGATGTTAATGATGCAGGTGAAACTGAGTTTCTTCATCAAGAAATAAAAGTAAAACCAGTTAAAGGAAAAACTGTTATTTGGCCAGCAGATTGGACATATACTCATAGAGGTGTACCATCTCCAACTCAAGAAAAGTATATATTGACTGGTTGGTACAATCTAAAGTGATCCCTAAATACTAGAGTATAGAGCGTGGTAAGGATGGCTAACAGTTTTTATGATAAGCAGATTAAGAATAGAAATTTTCTTTCACCATCTGGTTTTCAATTTAATTTAGCAAAAGCTCCTAAAGTAGATTTCTTCTCAAACTCAGCAAGAATTCCAGGAATTACCTTGGGAGAAATTATGGTGGGTAACTATTTAAAATCTGTACCTGTTCCTGGTGATCAAATTCAATTTGAAGATCTTACTCTTCAATTCATAGTAGATGAAAATTTAGAAAATTATTTAGAAATTCATAATTGGATATATTCTTTAGGATACCCAAAATCAGTTGATCAATTTGGTAGTTTAGTTACTAATGCTGATAGTGAGATTGATAATCTAAGACAATTTAGTGATGGTACTCTTACTGTATTAAACAGTAATTTTAACCCAATGGCATATGTGAAATTTAGCGACATGTTCCCAGTATCATTAAGTACTTTAGAATTTTCTGCTTCCGAAAACGATTATACATACTTTACAGCAACAGTTACTTTTAAGTATCTGCTATATGAAATCCTTGATACCAAATTTAAGGTACGAACTACATCTATTAATTCAGCATGAACCTTGAAACTATACAAAGTATGTGGGAGAAAGACTCACAGATTGACATCATCAAACTACACGAAGAAGCAGCAAAAATACCATCCCTACATGCTAAGTATTGGGATGTATATAATACATTAAAGCTTTTAAAAGAAAAAGCACAAACACAAGAATCAAAAGTTAAATTAGAAAGACATAATTATTATACTGGCAAAGCACCAACGGAAGTATATGCTGAAGAACCTTTTCCATATAAAGTAAGAGAGAAAGAAGCAGTAAAAAGGTATATGGATGCAGATGATAGAGTACAAAATATAGTTTTAAAAATAAGATATTATGATGTAATGATGGCATATCTTGAAGATATTGTTAGACAAATAAACAATAGAAGTTATCAATTAAAAAACATTATTGATTGGCAACAATTGAGTGGCTAATGTCCGACCTTACTATCACTAAAAAGAACGAAGTCTTTTTAAAGATCGTTTCAGAACCTCATGTAGCTCATGAGTTGTCTGATCAATTTACCTTTGAGATACCTGGTGCTAAGTTCATGCCCCAGTATAGAAATCGTCATTGGGATGGTAAGATTCGTTTATTTAATTTACAGACAGGTGAGATATATGTTGGATTACTTGATAAGATAGTTTCTTTTTGTAAGAGGCATGATTACCAATATCATTTTAAAGATAGTAAATTCTTTGGTCTTCCTTTTGAGATCAATGAAATGATTTCGTTAGAGGGTGTTAAAGATTATATGAATCATATATCTAAGACACCTCCAAGAGATTATCAAATAGAGGGAGTATACGATGCTCTAAGACACAATAGAAGACTAGTGATAAGCCCCACTGCCTCTGGCAAATCTTTGATGATTTACTCAATAGTTCGTTACTTCGCAGAGCAACAGAAAAATACATTGATAGTTGTTCCAACGACATCTCTGGTAGAGCAGATGTATAAGGACTTTGAATCTTATGGATGGGACTCTGAGACATATTGCCACAAAATATATGCTGGTAAAGAAAAAGAAACTGAATGTCCTGTTGTTATTACCACTTGGCAATCTATCTATAAGTTACCTGCAACATACTTTGAAAATTTTGAAGTAGTAGTGGGAGATGAAGCTCATCAATTTAAATCAGCGTCGCTCGTAAAAATTATGACTAAATTACATCAAGCAAAGTATCGTTATGGATTTACTGGTACACTTGATGGTACACAAACGCATAAACTTGTATTAGAAGGATTGTTTGGTCCATCGTATAAGACAGTTAAGACTCATGAGTTGATGGAAAAAGGATATCTTGCTGATTTAAATGCAAAAATTATTTTATTAAAACATCCTGCTATATGTTTTGATACTTATGAAGAAGAGATTCAATACTTAATTAGTCATGAACAAAGAAATAAATTTATTAAAAATTTGGCGTTAGATTTAAAAGGTAATACTTTAATATTATACAGTAGGGTAGAAACCCACGGTGAAATACTTTACAATATGATAAATATTAATGAACGCCAAGTGTTTTTCATACATGGTGGTGTTGATGTAGAACAAAGAGAGAATGTCCGTGAAATTACTGAAAGAGAAAACAATGCAATTATTGTTGCTTCCTATGGTACTTTTAGTACTGGGATCAACATTAAGCGGTTGCACAACATCATCTTCGCCAGTCCCTCAAAATCCAGAATCCGAAATCTCCAATCAATTGGACGGGTTCTTAGAAAAGGTAAAGGCAAATTAAAAGCAGTATTGTATGATATTGCCGATGATTGTTCAACTAATGTAAAAAGAAATTATACATTGAATCATTTGGTTGAACGGATAAAAATTTATAATGAAGAAAACTTTAATTATGATCTTGTAAAAGTACAATTGAAGGAGCAATCATGACAGAAAAAGATTCACATTTTATATTTAAATTAGTATCTGGTGAAGAAGTAATTGCTATCACCACTATGGATGATAGTGGAGTAGAACCATGTTTCTTCTTAGCGGATCCATTAAAAGTTGAATTAACCCATAAAGGAAATCATACTATGGTTAGATTGGTTCCTTGGATAACAGTTCCTGAGGATGAAATATTTCGGATCGGGTTTGATAAAATTATTACTATGACAGAATTAGATATTAATCATGATATGGTTCAAGCTTATGAACATTACAACTATTCTAGAAAATCAAATGAAGTTAATAAAGTAAAAATAAGTGAAAAGATGGGATATATAGGTAACACAGATAAAGTCAAAGTATCTTTAGAAAAAATATTTACCACCTCTCCTGATACTATTGGTATAACTACTACAGTATAATTAGATATAATTCCTTTGAACCCTCACAAGGGTAATTGTACAGGTAATTGCTACTTCTGTCAAGCTGTGTTATAATACCTACAGAAAGGAGATCAAATGCCAAGAAAAAGATCAGACCATTATGTAAATAATAAAGAACTTCTTGAGGCAATGGTCGTCTACAGAAAGAAGGTTGCTATTGCTAAAGAGAAAGGTACTACCCCACCTCCTATTAGTAATTACTTAGGTGAGTGTTTCCTCAAAATTGCAACTCACTTATCATACAAACCAAACTTTGTGAACTATATGTTCAGAGAAGATATGATTGGTGATGGTATAGAGAATTGCGTTCAATACATCCACAATTTCAATCCTGAGAAGTCTACTAACCCTTTTGCATACTTTACACAGATTATATACTATGCCTTTCTCAGACGCATACAGAAGGAAAAGAAACAACTAGAGATAAAAACAAAAATAATTGAAAGAACTGGATTTGAACAAGTTATGGTTGTAGAAGAAGGTGCAGGTGGTACTTCTTCTGATTATAATACTATTAAAGATAACATACAGTACAGGAATTCCAACAGATGATGCTAACTCAAGAAGTAATTGACAAGATTCAATTAGCAATGACCCATACCAAAATGAATGGAGAGGTAAATTGGAAAGATGGTGACGAGATAGATGTATGTCTCGGTGGCACATTTGCTGGAGATAAGTTTATTAGTATAATAAACAGAACACGCAGTAGTACTAGTAAAAAATGAAAGTAGGAGTTATTACAGACCAACATTTTGGTATGAGGAAGGGTAGTCGAATCTTCCATGAGTATTTTCAAAAGTTTTATGAAGACATATTTTTCCCCACATTGGAAAGGGAAGGCATCACCACCCTCATCGATATGGGGGATACTTTCGATAATCGTAGGTCGATTGATCTATGGTCTTTGGAATGGTGTAAAAAGAATTACTTTGATCGCCTCCGTGATATGGGGATTACTGTATACACTATTGTGGGTAATCACACTGCCTATTTCAAAAATAGTAACTCCGTTAATTCAATTGAGTTATTATTACGAGAGTATCCTAATATGGTTCTCGTTAGAGATTATGCGGAGTATACGATTGGTGACACAAAATGTCTTTTTATAGGATGGATGAATGATGAGAATAGAGCAAAGATAAAAAGAAAAATTAAATCAAGTAAAGCTACAGCATGTTTTGGTCATCTGGAATTAAATGGTTACCAAGTCTATAAAGGTTTTACTCAAGAGCACGGTGCTAGTGGAGATAAAGATATTTTTAATAAATTTGAAAAAGTATATACAGGACATTACCATACAAGATCTAATGATGGCAGAGTTTATTACTTAGGCAATCCTTATGAAATGTTTTGGAATGACTGTGAAGACAAGCGTGGATTTACTATTTGGGATAGTGATACCCTTGAGCATGAGGAAATAGATAATCCACATAGAATGTTTTATAAGATCTATTATAATGATACACCTTACCAAACATTTAATGCTACTGAATTAAAGGGTAAAATAGTAAAGGTTATCGTAGAAAATAAATCTAAACCAAAACAATTTGAAAAATTTATTGATAAAATTAATCAAGCAGGTGTAGAAGACTTAAAAGTTATCGAGAGTCTTGATTGGAATCATGGATACATTCATGGTGAAGATGTAGATGAAAATGAAGAGAACACTATTACATTATTGAATAAGTTTATAGAAGAATCTGATGTTTCTTTAAATAAAGACAGGATTAAAAAACTTGTTGGTAGTTTATATGAAAAGGCATGTGAGGTTGAATAATGTGGTTACTTACTGAAGCAGATAGCAGAGAAGGTGCTTATGCTGTTAAAGATATTGCTAATGATAAAGTACTGTTTTTATTTGAACAGGAAGATGATGCTGAACGATATAGGATGCAGATAGAAGAAAATGATGGTGTTGAGATGGATATTGTAGAGGTAGACGAAGAGGTTGCATTAAAGGCGTGTGAGGTGTATAATTATAAGTATACTATTATCACTGCAAAAGATTTCGTGATTCCACCAAGACAAGATGATTCTGTTCAAAAAGATTAGATGGAAAAACTTTCTGTCTACAGGAGATCAATGGACAGAAATGGTATTGGATTCTACTGGAACCACACTCATTGTTGGAGCGAATGGTGCTGGTAAATCTACAGTACTAGATGCATTGTGTTTTGTTTTATTTAATAAACCATTTAGAAAAATTAATAAATCTCAATTAGTTAATACCTCTAATGAGAAAGGAACTATTGTAGAGATTGATTTTTCCGTTGGATCTAAAAAATATCTTGTTCGTAGAGGTATCAAACCAAATATGTTTGATATAGAGATTGATGGAGAGATGCGAAATAAAGAAGCTGACGATAGAATCAATCAAAAGGTTCTTGAGGAGCAGATTCTGAAATTAAATTTTAAATCATTTACTCAGATTGTAATACTTGGAAGTAGTAACTTCGTACCATTCATGCAGTTGAGTGCTCCTCATCGTAGAGAAGTTATAGAAGACTTACTTGATATAAAAGTTTTTTCAGCAATGAATAATTTTGTCAAAGAAAAGCTTAGAGAAAATAGAGACATTGTAAGAACACTAGAATTGAAAAAAAGTAATCTTCATGATAAGGTTAAGATGCAAGAAGAGTTTATAGAAGAGTTGGATAAAAGAGGTAAGGAAGGTATAAAAGATAAAGAAAAAAAAGTTAACACAATTGCTTTAAATATTGACGAATTGTTAAAAAATAATGAACAAAAAAATACTAATTTGATGTCAGTTCAAACACAATTAGAAACTGTATCAGATGCTCCAAATCGCTTGGTAAAACTAGGTTCTTTAAAACAAAAGATATCCAATAAAGTATCAAGAATTACAAAAGAGCATAAGTTTTTCACAGACAATACGGTATGCCCAACCTGCGATCAGCACATTGAAGAATCATTTCGGTTAAATAGAATTGATGACGCTCAATCTAAAGCAAAGGAACTCAGAGACGGCTACAAAAAGCTTGAGGAGTCGATAAAGGAAGAAGACATTCGAGAGCGTCATTTTAACTCACTATCCAAGGAGATTTCAACCTTAACTTATGACATTTCTCAAAACAATACTCGAATTTCTGGACTACAACAACAAACAGGAGATCTACAACAAGAGATTCAAACTCTTGCCGACAAGTTACAAAACAGAAATACTGAGCATGAGGAGTTAGAAAAGTTCAAAGGAGAACTTGGTAGTGTATTCGATCAACTTGCAGATATTAAAGAAGAGATAAATTATAATGACTTTGCACAATCACTTCTTCAAGATGGTGGTGTTAAAAGTAAAATAATTAGAAAGTATCTACCTTTAATTAACGAGCAAGTTAATCGTTATCTTCAGATGATGGATTTTTATATCAATTTTCATCTGGATGAAGAATTTAGCGAGACAATACAGAATCCAATACATGATAAGTTCTCCTATTCATCCTTTTCAGAAGGAGAAAAAATGCGTATTGATCTAGCACTTCTTTTCACATGGAGAGAAGTTGCTAGGTTTAAAAATTCAGCAAATACAAATCTATTAATTATGGATGAAGTATTTGATTCATCTTTAGATGGGTTTGGAACAGATGAATTTATTAAAATTATTAAGTATGTTGTAAAAGATGCTAATGTATTTGTGATATCTCATAAGGCAGATATGTTAGATAAATTTACTACAGTAGTAGAGTTTGTTAAGAAGGCAGGTTTTTCATATGCAGCTGTAAGTGCAGGTGAGTGACAGTTTACAAAGTGTCCACTAGGGTGTTCTTAGCACCCTATTTTTTTGTATAATAGTAGTATCAACAAAACAAACATTATGAAAGGCGTTTACTTATCACCAACAATTGATTATCTTGCAATGGAAGATGAAGAAGGACCAGTAGGAGTTATGATTTTTCGTGGTACTGCTACTCAACCTTCTAGAGTTGTATCTATAGAAGATCAAGATCAATTTAAATCTGCTTACAACGAATTCAGAACTTACGAAGACTATGCCTAAAACAGAAGTTATCTTAGAAAGGTTTCCATACAAATTTGTACAAAAAGGTTTGTTAGAAATTAATGGAGAACCTG